ATTGAGTGGCTGAAGAGTTACGACATTGTGGTTCATCCACGCTGCGTTCACACCATCGACGAGCTGATGCTGTACAGCTACAAAACCGATCCAGCAACGAATCAGGTGCTTCCAATACTTGAGGACAAGAAAAATCATGTGATTGATGCGTTAAGATATGCTTGCGAGGGTGTCAGGCGCGCTAATCCAACTACTGCGGTCACAGACTTCGTGCCATTGCCAACCGCGAATCGGTGGTAGATAATGGCTTGACAAACGAGGAATTGTTATGGCTCGAATGACAAATGATCAGCGTCTGGCGAATGTTCACCAAGACGCACTACATGAGTTCGACAGAATACAAAGTGCTCTGCGCGACGAGCGGTTGCAATGTTTAGAGGATCGTCGGTTCTACTCGATCAACGGCGCTCAATGGGAAGGCAATCTGCTAGACCAATTCGAGAACAAGCCCCGGCTAGAAGTAAACAAGATCGCCCTGTCGGTCATGCGAATTATCAACGAGTACCGAAACAATCGCGTCACCGTTGATTTTACATCGAAAGATGGAACTGCAAATGACAAGCTAGCAGATGTCTGCGATGGCCTGTATCGAGCGGACGAAAAAGATTCGATTGCGAATGAAGCCTATGACAACGCGTTCGAGGAGGCAGTCGGTGGCGGGTTTGGTGCGTGGCGGTTACGGGCTGACTACGAGGACCACGAAAACGACGAGGACGAACGACAACGAATTTTAATTGAGCCGATCTACGACGCCGACAGCAGCGTCTGGTTCGATCTGGATTCCAAGCGTCAGGACAAGGCAGACGCCAAAGTTTGTTTTGTTATTAACTCGCTGACCTACGACAGCTACCTGTCCGAATACGGCGATGACCCCGCAAGCTGGCCTAAAACCGTTCATCAATATGAATTCGACTGGCTAACGCCTGACGTAGTTTACGTTGCGGAATACTACAGGGTAGAAGAGGTTAGCGAGACTGTTAGAATTTTCGAAACCTTGGACGGTTCGGAAGAAAGATATACGACCTACGACTTCAAGGAAGACGAGCAGCTTGAAGAAATGCTCGCCGCAGTCGGCACCCGGGAGGTTCGGCAGAAGCGCGTCAAGAAGAAAAAGATCCACAAATACATTATGTCCGGTGCCAAGATCCTTGAGGATTGCGGATACATCGCTGGCAAGTGCATTCCGATTATCCCAGTCTTTGGCAAGCGTTGGTTCGTTGACAACATTGAGCGATGCATGGGCCATGTTAGGCTCGCCAAGGACGCGCAACGGCTGAAGAATATGCAGTTGTCAAAGCTGGCTGAGATTTCGGCGCTGAGCACTGTTGAGAAGCCAATTCTATTACCCGAACAGGTTGCCGGTCATCAAGTGATGTGGTCTGAAGATAACTTGAAAGACTACCCGTATCTGCTGGTTAATCCGATTTCAGATGCGAACGGCAATCAAGCAATCTCGGGTCCGGTCGGATACACAAAGCCGCCACAGATTCCCCCGGCAATGGCAGCTCTGTTGCAAATTACAGAGACAGACATGATGCAGATCATGGGAAACCAGACTGGTGGCGAAGAGATTGCTTCAAACATATCTGGAAAGGCGGTAGAGCTGATCCAGACGCGTTTAGACATGCAGACGTTTATTTATATGTCCAACTTTTCCAAGGCTATGAGGCGCTGTGGTGAGGTCTGGCTGAGCATGGCAAAGGATGTCTACGTCGAAGAAGAACGTAAGATGAAGATCATCGATGTTACGGAGACGGTTGATAGTGTGACCTTGATGACCCCAGCGATTAGCGAGATGGGCGAGATTATCACTGAGAATGATCTGTCGAAGGCCACGTTTGATGTGGACGTTGAGGTTGGTCCCAGCTCAAGCACGAAGAAGCAGGCAACCGTTCGAGCGTTGACCGGGATGATGCAGATTACTGCTGACCCAGAAATGCAAAGTGTTCTCGGCTCTATGGCGATGATGAACATGGAGGGCGAAGGTATTAGCGAGGTTCGTGACTTCTTCCGTCAGAAGCTGATCAGAATGGGGGTTGTACAGCCCACAGAGGCCGAGGCAGAGGAGATGATGGCGGCGATGCAGAATCAGCCGCCTGATCCGAACGCGGTGTTCTTACAGGCTGCGGCTGAAGAGGCCACGGCTAAGGCGGCGAAGGCCCGGGCGGATGTTGTCAAGACTATCGCAGATGCTGAGTTGCAGCAGGCCAGAGTGCTAGAAACCGGCGCAAGCACTGAGCTTGAGCAGGCGCGAACGATGGAAACCCTAGCCGGTATTCAGCAGGACAATGTTCGGGTTGAGAACGAGACCGAAGAGAAGTCGGTCAGAAGTGCTCGTCTTCTTCAAGACATGATCCGAGACATGCGCTAATGGCCTCGATGCGCGAACTGGCGATGGAGTTACTGAGCCGGGCTGGTTCTGGCCCAGTTCTTCAGCCGACCAACGTGTTCGGGCAGGATCCTGATTTACCGATTGGATACGGTGAGGGTGAAATTTCACCTTTAGACGCTGCGGCGATGTCAACGATGCTGGTGCCCGGGGTTGGTGATGTCACTGGCCTAGCTGCTGACGTTGATATGTACATGCGCGACCCTGAGTCCAGAAACATTCCTAATTACCTCCTTACCGCTGCCGGTGTGCTACCGTTCCTGCCTGCTGCATCTCAGGTCAGGAAAGGAATCAAGGCTTACCACGGCTCACCTTATGACTTTGATGAGTTTAAAACCGAAGCTATCGGCAGCGGCGAAGGCTCTCAGGCTTACGGTCAGGGCTTGTATTTTGCTGAATCTGAGGATGTTGCTAGGGGTTACCGAGACGCTTTAACCGGCCCTAGAGTGCAAAGAGCGCAAAGTCTATTAAGGCAGTCGGGTAATGACGTTGATTTGGCAATAGAAAACGCAAAAAACGAAATTGATCGACTAAGGTCGCTGGATCTAACCCCAGAAACCGGATCTGCAAAAAGGGAAAGCTTAATTTCTTTGCAAGAAGAAAAGATAGCCGAGCTGACCGAGCTTAAGAATAGCGGACAGATGAGTGAAGGTCGTATGTACAAAGTCAACATCGACGCCGATCCCGATGAGCTGCTTGACTGGGATGCGCCGCTATCAGAACAAAAAGCATTGTTGAAAAAATTGGACGACGCATACGGTGATCACGAAATTGTTTTGCAGCAATTAGGTCTGGATTTGAAATACGAAAATCCAACAGGCATGAACCTTGCTGACGCCTTAAACATGAGGCGAGGATTCCCGGAGGGGCCTCCTAAATTATTAGAAGACGCAGGCATCAAAGGCGTTAAGTACGCTGACGCATTCACCCGGCACAAGACCCCTGACAAGCGTTCTATGAACTACGTCATATTCGATGACCGACTGATCACCATTGCGAAGAAGTACGGCGTAGCGATTCCTGTGGCGGCTGCTATGCTGGCTAAGGCAACCGGCGAAGATACCTCGCAAAGTTATCAAGAGGAAACCTAATCATGGCTTCAATGCGCGAACTGTCAGAAGCAATTCTAGGCCAGACGATTCTCAACAAAGAGACCGAGGACTACATGATGACTCCTGCCGGGCCGATCAGGCGCCCAGCAGAAGCGGAAGAGTCGGTATTTACTAGGCCCTTGGATATGGAGGGCCGGTTCTCAATCCTGCCTTTGCGTGATGTGCCCGGTGGTGAACGAGAGTTTGCTCTACCATTGCCACTGGCTGAGATGATGAACGTGTTCACGGCACCGGGCCGAGCCTTGACCCAGTCAGACTTTGATCCAGAGCAAGAGGCTTTGGACTTTGCGCTAGGCGTTACGGGCGGATCAGCAGCAGGCACAGCGCCGGTAGGATCACTGGCAATGGGTGTTCCAAGGATACAATTGCCGAGAGGCGTTGAGCGACCCGGAGCAGTCCCAGAGATGGACGAAAGAAAGTTCATGCAGCCCAAGATGGAAGATTTAACGATTGACGCGCAGCGCGTTGAGTTTGAAAAGCCAACGATTAGTTTGGCAGATTACGAAGGCAAGAACGCGCTGGTAACGATGACCGACAGAACCCCTGCCGGTGACGTAATCTATGGTGCCCGGGGCGTTGAGTTTAACGAGCCGTTACCGTTGCAGGGTGGTGAGAACTATATGTTCAACAACCCCGGTGAAGTTTGGGCGATGGACGCTGGCGGTGCATCGACTGTGTTGAATCGCGGAGATGACATGATCGTACTGCCAATGAGAATGGCTAAAACGTCAGTGGATTTTCCTACGATGGCCCCCGCTGCTCATATGCGCTTTGCACAGAACAGCATGACGAAAAAGGACAAGAAGTACGTTGAGCGTTTAATTAAAAAGGGCGGTGATAACGAGCTACCCTCGGGCGATGATCAGGTGCCAATACCTGACTTCCCCGGCATCGACGCGCCAGACATGGATCAATACTTAGCTGGATTAAGTGGTCCGCAGAGGAAAACGATCAACAACGTGTTTAACATGGTTGCAAATCCAAGCCCGAAACAAATAAAAAGCGGGATCAAAAAGGTCGATGGCGCACTGACCAACACAGAAATGCGTATGATCATTACGGACCCGAAGCAGCGCGATATACCTAGTTTGATGCAGATCGAAAACGTAGGGATCATGTCAGGCGGTAGGTCACGCGGACCGCATACAACTTACAACACTTCTTTAAGCGGCGAGGGATTGGGCAGAATAGATCGACCGTTAACGGCTCAGGATATGATGCCGCAACTGTTCCCAAGGTCTAGACCAGACTTCGTTCACAATAACGATGCGTACACCGCTAGGCTTGGTCAGCGGACTGTTCCGATAGATGAAACGCTTCTGCGTCGATTAGGGTACTGATAACAACCTTCTGAACGATCTTTGATACCCGGCTGGCTTTCATAGCCTGCACCAAATCATCGTAATCTTTTGTGCCGTAACGAATGTACGACTGAGAACATAGCGTCAGCCATTCATCGGCTAACGCGTTTTGTTTGGGTGTTAATTGCATAAATATCTCCAAAAAACCTGTGCTAAGGGGAAAAAGGGGGCGCTAAGCCCCG